TTTCTACTTCTCCATTAACATCTCCAAATGATATAGGTACTAATTTATATCCTGCTACACCACTCGTATCTGCTGCTAATTGATAACCTGCAAACTTAGGATGTTTGAATCCTACATGAAATACCATTGATGTTCCTAGTGGGAAATGAGTTGATGTCATATTTAACAATGTATTCCCATTACTTACTGAATCCCATTGTGCTGCTAACACTGGTGTATCATATGTTGCATTCCATTTTAATCCATTAAATAATGCTTTCCTACCTCTAGTTGTAAGATAACCCGTATCATTTTTATTTTCACCACTAAATATTATATATTCTTCTCTAACAAAGTTAGTTGTTATATTTCTCTTTTGTATAGTAAACGGACTGACCGATTTATTAACTGTGGTTAATGGGTTTAATATACTAGAATTTTTAACAAATAAGTATTTTACATCCATACTATTGTGTCTTGCAATCATATGAATTTTAATAACTTTATAATCATCTACTGTGTAATCATTTAATCCCCATAATGTGAATGGAGTTAAATTGTTATATGTTTTAGTAACTTCATATGTATCATTTCCAATACGGTTAATATGCGATTTAAGAGCCTTTCCATATCTTGATAACTCTAATACTGAATCTTTCTGATTGTTCATTACAGTAGCAGTTTTGTATGTTCTATCTATATTGTGTCGTTCTACTCTAACATCCATATCTCTCATTGGTTGATAATAAAATCTCATTTGCATTTCAGCTACTTGTTGAGGAACCCAATCTAATGTTGCATAACCATTTGCAAGTAACCAACTATGAATTATTACTTCTTGAACCAATGTACCATTACTCGGTTGAGTAGCGTTTTCGTATTTAACACCAAAATTTTGTATGATGTTATCTCCCTCATTATAGTAAACGGTATTGTTCTTATAAACACCAGCCCATAATGTAGCCATATTTCTTTCTACTGTTAATTGATCCCATTCTGCTTTAGATACAATGTAGTCGCTTATATCCGCCTCTATAAATTCACTACCTGAGCCTGTATCAACTTCAATATTAACTATCGTACCTTGTATTTTTCTAATTCCACTATCTAATATAAATACTGCATTAGTATCTATAAATTTTGTATCTTCAGTTCTAGGTGATACACTACCTGTTTTACTAGGAAAATATGTATAACCTATCTCTTCTTCTTTTTCATATGTTCCATTTTTAATTTTAGAGTAAACACCTAATCCATAATCTGCAATATCACTTGTTACTACTTCACCTATGATATCACCTAATGTAATTAAGTTTCCTAATTTACCAAATGGTTCATTTCCTATAATACTATCTAAACTTAATGTTGGTACTGCATCTACACTTCTAAACATATCGGTCAAGTTGGTCAACATATTTGCGCCTGAGTATTCTTTTTCAGTTGCTTCTACATCTAATAACAATTCCGTTTCTGCATCATATGAGAAAGATGATAATCTACTAAAATTATGTGTTTCTAATATATTATCTAATTGGTCTTTATATGTTATGGCAATACCATTTTTAGTAGTATATAATCTATCTGCCATTTGATATAATGACAATTTAATAATTGGTTCCGACAATGATATTGAATGGTTATATATGTTAGGTGATATTCTAGTTGATATATCCTGTTGAATACAAGACTCATAATCAACTCCATTTATCGTTATAACCACATTTGCAAAGTCTGGATATGCTTCTCGCTTAGATAAGTTATTAAGTTTGATAACCCCTAAGTTGAATTCTTCAGCTCCATCTAATACAAATTCTATTGGAAATTCATGTTCTACGGTTACACCACTAATTTTGATACTAACCATAATATCCACCTGCATTACTATTTCTTCTAGTACCTCTTGCTTTTATTTGTACTTCGTTTTCTAAGTTTAATCTATGTGTATCTACTGCAATACCTATTGTGTTTATAAACATTTCTCCACCTACTGCAATACCTGCTACTGGAAAACTAAATAATGCTAATGCACCAATACCTACTAACTTACCTGCATCTGCCATTGTTTGTTCTAATTCACTTATTCCTAATTCACCTGTTAATGCTTGGAAACCTTTGCCTACAACTCGTTTTGTTTGCATGGCTGCAAGTCCAAATACTATTTTGTTTTTTGCTTTAACTTTAGCCATTAAATCAGGGCTACCTGCATTACTTGTTTTTTGGTCGGGACTTTGTGAAAATCCTCCTACATCAGACTTTGCTAACCTGATTATATATTCGTTTGCCATTATACATCAGCCTCCACCCAATCTAGTTCTAAGAGCACAATACCATTATCTGTTAATGTTCTTGCACCACCTTTAATTAACGCTATATAACTAAATGTAACACCATCAAATATATGTACTATATCCCATAGTGCATCTTTATTTTCTTTATTCATTGTTACTGAGTATAACTTTTTGTCTATCTCTGTGCTATTATAGAACACTGACATTTTAGGAACGGCAACTTTATTACTTATTGTTGCTTTTGATATACCTGTTTTATTGCTATATGCAGGGTCTCCTCCTGTACCAAATAATTCATCTTCAAGTTTCATTATTTGATAAGTAGTTGGTTCAGTTATAGCCGTTGATGTCATAATCGCTTTACCTGTTGATATAGCAGTCCCATTACCTGTTGCTATGAATATCTCACCTAATGTATTAGAACTAGCACCTAACGCTGTAAAATCAGTATCACCTACAAATGATATTTGATATGATGAACCTATATTAAATGCGCCTGCTTCTATTTCTCTTAATCTCATTTTCCATAAGTCAGTATCTTTTTTAATATATCCATTTTTAATTGCTGTTAAATATATATTGATTTTATAAAATGAATAAAAGTTACCACTTTGTACTGGTAATGTTGCTTGTTTATCACCACGACTTGTCTTAAATGCTACTGTGTAACCATCTAATTCGGCCTGTTTGTTTGTAAAGAAATAATCTCTAAACTCTTTTAATGCCATTTTTACTTCTGTTTCTCTTGTTGTTCTAAAGAATACTTGATATTGCATATAGTAATCTGATCTATCAGCTAAGTTTACACTAGGTGTTTCATTTGATATCTCTTCACTAACTGGAATAACCTCTACTCTTTCGTACTCAAACTTATTTGATGAACTACTATCTACTACATAGGGTATGCCATTTTGATACAAGCCTATTAAATACCCACCTTTAAACACTACTTCCTGTGTGTTGGCGTTTAACACTTCTACCACTTTATCATATACTAATTCTTTAAATAGATTAGACACGCTGTGTACCCCCTAATTCCTCTAACATCTTATTTTGATTTTCTAATAAGATTTGATTTACTTCTAACATATTATATGGTATTCCTAATTGTTGACTGAACCCATACATTGCTAATTGACCAGTTGTTTTCTCACTAATAAACCCTTTATTCGGGTCTACTATCTCGCCTGTTAAATAGTGAATAAATCCCTCTTCTTGATAGATTATATGAGGTACTGTAAATGTATTATATGAAATAACAATCTCATCTGCCATATCAATAAATTCAACACCATTTCTAACCATATCTCCACTATCGCTAAACTCTGCCATAACACCTAATGTGATTTGAATAACATCTGCCATGTTAATTTCAGCCATATTCTACCCTGCTTTCGTAATCCAATATTCATAGAATGTTTTATTCCTATGCTTATTACCCATTTGATTCATAGGTTTAGGATCAACTGCACCTATCATACTAAAATCACCTATATTTGCATTGTTATATGATTGTCTTTGAAATGTAATCTTATCATTAACTTCAAAATTTAATTGAGTAGTAGTCTTAATTATCTCTTCTACTGTTCCAATGGGTGTATTTGACTGTGGTGTCCATCTTGTATGTTTAACTGATACTCTATTACAAAAGAATGGTTCCCCATCAGTTGCCCAATCAGGTGTGTTATCTCTTGTATCTCGTTTATGTAAGTATGCTACATTTTCTTTATAAAGTTCTCTAGGCATTAATACCCCACCTCAAACTCATCAGTTGGAACAAACCCCACCATTTCACCTATTACATATACATTAGATTGTTTTAACATATTAATGATAGATTTAGGCCACTTAGTTTCACCTGCTAAATACTTACTAAACCAATCTACATTTTCTTCTAACTCAATCATATATGTTAGTGCATTAATAATAGATGTAACTTCACCATTTGCATTAAGTGATATATTATATTGAATTAAATCTCTATGCTTAAATTGGTCTTCTTTGTTATTATGATAATTGTTTGTATATAAACTATGCAATGCTCTTCCCATTTTTTCAAGCATAACCTTAGCACTTGGTTTCCATAAATCAACTAGGTATTCATAACCTGTATATTTAATTAAACCTGCTTCAGTTAAATAATGAAAATGTTCTTCACTATTATATTTCAAATATTCAGTTTCTACTATTGCCATGTTCTTCACTCCTTTAATAATATAGGGCAGGGTATTAACCCCACCCATATTAGTTTATTATATTTAGTCTGCTTCCCACACTGCGTAGATAGTATCATCTGCTGTTGCTAAATCTGTTGCTCCAACTAATGAAGTACCTCCTGCATCATAGGCCCAACCTGTCAATGTATTTGCTGTATACACTGGAACTGGGAAAGGCTCGTAGTTTAATATAACTGTGTGATTTACTAATACATCTTCAACCACTATGTCAGCCTCACTTGCTGCTATATTTCCTCCGTTAAGGTCAAAAGTCAGGCTTGTTCAACTAGCATCTAAATCATGAAACTTAAGTAATGCTCTTGCTGGATTTGTTAATTTGAATCCTGATACCATTTCAACTTGTGCTAATGTTCCGTTAAATCTTTCTGAGTCTTTAACACGAACCATATCAACACTTGTTACAATTGAGAAAGCATCATGGTCATACATTGCATATTCTAATTCATCACCTGTTGCCCAAGTAATTCCACCGATAGTTGCTCCATCAATAGCTGCTGCATCTAATGCTTCATATTCAATAACTGTCATACCTGCAACTCTACCTACATTACCACCTGAAACTACCATATCACCGATTGTACCAGTTCTTTGGAACTCATCAGATTTAAGTAACAATGCGTAAACTTTAGGACTAACAACTACTACATCAGGTACTACACCTGTTGCTACTAATTTAGCTCTGTCATCAACGATTGTATCAAATACAGTTGTTGATGATAATACTGTTAAGATGTTAGTTGAGTTTATAATACCAACTGTACCTATTAACTCTTTAACACCCGATAATGTCCAAGCCTTAGCAATCTCTTTAATACCCATTTCTAATTCTGCTGCTGCGATTGGATATGCTACTGAAGCTGCTGTTGCGTTATAAATTTTTCTTGAACGGTTATATTGTAAATTCAATGCGATAGTAATTAATGTGTCTTTTACGATTGCATCACTGAAGTCTGCACCTGGTACTGTAGGTGTAATAGTTCCAACACCTGGTTTATGTACTAAAATTTGACCTGCAGGGCCAAGTTGATATTTAGATGTAAATGTAATACCATCTTGGAAAATGTTGTTAAACCATAGATTTGGTTCAACTAATGCTGAGAATTTGTCATCTACTGAATGTCCAGTTGATGCAGGATATAATAATACCCCTCTATCATTTGCTAATATTGATAGCAAGAATGTAAATAATTTTTTCATATGTGTTTCTCCTTTTTTATTTTTTGATATACTGACCATAAAGTTTAGGATTTGCTGCCATATACTTTTCTGTGTCTGACATATCACTAGGATTGCCTGCTCCGTTATTTTCGTTAACTCCAATATGTATACCTGTTTTAGATTTGAAATTAGGATATTTCTTAACAACTTCCTCAAATTTACTTGGGTCATTGCCTGCTAATTTCATTACATCTTCAAGGTTGTCATCGGCTATGTTTAATTTAGATGCCATAAGTTCACTTGCATATTTAAGTTGAGTAGACTCCCACTCTGTTTCTTTAGTCTTAAATGCGTTTACTTGTTCCTGCAATATTTCTTGCTCGGACTTTTGGTCTATTTGCCATTTTGTAAACTCATCAAACTTTGTTTTTAATTCCTTTGGATCAAATGCGTTGATACCTAATTCTTTAGATAGTTCTCTTGTAGCCTCTATCTTACTTTGTTTTGCAACTTCAATAGCCTTATTATCAGCAATTACTTTTGCTTCATTTGTTGCTATCTCCGCTGGTGTTAAATCTACTTCTCCTCTTTCATTACCTAACAATTCAACTGATGTTGTGATAAGTAATTGAAATAGTGATGATGCTATTAACATAATTTTAAACATTTTATTCCTCCATTTAAAGTCAGTACGACTATTGCCTAGTTTGAGGTCTAGTAACCTTTATAATAAACTCGCCATATTACTTGCGATTATACCTACCGTTAATAATTCTTGTCTACTTACTAATGTTGTTAAGAAACTTACATTCTCCGTTGGTACTACTGTTGATAGTAAACTCGTTATGATAGGCTTTTGTACTGACACTTTGAGGTTTTGTATTTCATTAAACAACTCATCATCAGTTAAATCTCTATCACCATTAAGTGGTAAACTACCAACCTTAGAAAATGCTACATTTCTATTTCTTAAATTTTGCCATACCCATTTACCTTTACTTGATGACAACAACAAATCACCGAAGTTTTTACCTTGATTAGGATACTTATATATACTTCCATTATGAAATCTAATGAATAAATCGCTACCTCTTCTATCACCTGCTGATACATTACTACTAAAAAACGGTGTAAATCCCTCATCCTTTAGTTTCTTTTGGTCTGCCGTAGATGTTTTAATCCGTTTAAATTCATGTATTATCTTAGGCATTATTCTTCTTCTTTATCTTTGGTTGTTTCTTTCTTAGTTGGAACGCCATTATTTAACATCTTACGAGCTTTGTCTTCAGGTATGTTTAAGAATGTCATTAACATCTCTAATGCTCCATCAAACGATAATACACCGTTATTAAACCCATCTACTATTGCAACTGCTGATGTGATTTGTGCTCCATTTAATAATACTTCTTCTACATTTTCTTCGGGTGTTTCATCTTCTAATATTTGATTGTCTTTCTCTTGTGCAGTATCAGCATTTTCTACCTCTACTACGCCATCAGGGATTTCAATAATATCAACCTCATCTTCGGTTAAACTCTCTTCACTTGCTATATTAATGTTTTGCAATGCACTTGCCTCAGCAGTAGATATGGTATCTATTCCATTATCTAACTTAATTCTTGCTGATATTGCTAGTTGTTCTTTCTCTGTTACATCACTATGAACATATTTAACACCTGTTAATATATCCCATGTTGTGTTAATACCTAGTGCTACTTCAGTTGTTCTATCTTTTTTAGACTTAATAATATAATCTTCAAATGATGGTATGATTTCAAACTCAGGTATTGCGCCTACTATGAAATTGCCATCAACTGTTTCTTTCATATCTTTAGTCATTAAATGGAACTCTAACGCTGTTTGTATAAAGTCAGCTAGAAACTCTTTCCATAACTCTATTTTCTTATTACGAGTACGAATAGACACTTTCTCACGCTCTTGTTGTGATTCACTGCTACTATCTATACTTTCTAATCCTGTTACACCTACTGTCAATGGTGATAGCCCTGCATTGTTTAATACTTGAACTACCCATATCTTATATGATTCAAGATGTTTCTCAGTTCTTACATCTCCTTGTTCATATAGTATTTTTTGTTTATCTACATTTTCACTAGGGCTGTCAGCATATATAATATGATTAACTTTGAAGTCATCAGGCAATGTAGCACTACCGCTACCATTCTTAGGCATATACTCTTCAGGGAAATATCTAACTAACTTACCATCTCTAAACTCTTGAATCCAAGTTGATAGTATTTCATCTATTCCATCTAATGCTCCATACGATCCTGCGTAATCACTCTCACCTATTGTGCTATTTCTAAACTCACTATTAGGTAATTTGTTTGGCTTATATAAACTTAACTTCTTAAAGTAGCCTATGAAGTCAACTCGTTTTAAGTCTTTAGTTTGTTCTAACTCATTCAACTCAGCAGGGTTCCAAGTAGGTTCTACCTGTGCTTGCCCTCTTGTATCAAATTGTAATCGTTCTAACTTATAATCAATGTAAGCACCTTTTTCACCAACACCATACATCTCACTTAATCTATATTTGGCTTTACCTTTTTCATAATATACAAAGAATATATCTTCTACTATACGACCACTTACAATCACATTAGTATAGTTTTCAGGTTGCCATGATTCAAGTATAGGATATTCACTTACTAATGGATTACGGGTCATTTTCCACGCTACTCCACCACTCCATGATTCCGTTTCAATACCTTTACTCATCAATGAACTTATCTTATTATCTGCTAACATCAAGTCTAATTCTTCTTGTAAGGACTCTTCATCTTTACCCTCTACATTTAACTTAAAGCCATTTCCAATAATTAAGTCTACCATTTTCTCACTTATTAGTTGAGGAAATCCACTATGTATCTTTCTAAAATCATTGTTACCACTAGCCCAAAAGTAATTTAATGATTCACTAGGTTGCCCACTTCTATAAAACTTAGGCGCTTCCTTACGATAGAAATATGCTATGTCTTGTTCAATTCCTGCATACCATATACCATTTTCTAATATTCTCCTAGTCATATGTCTATCATCATATGGGTTTTTCATGCTTACTAACAATGGATTATATTTCATCTCTGTGCCAACTCCTCTACCAAATTGTTGTATTCTTTTATCTATCATCTTACCAGCCCAATATAGTGGGTTTACTGCGTTCCGTACTTTCATCTAAACCCTCCTTAAGAGATAGTCTATTTTGTTAATTTTATTTCTTTATTTGTATGTAATGCTAATGTGAATAACAATGCTATAACGACAAAAATAAGTATCTCAGGTATTGTCATTACTAACGCTATACTCATGATACTCCATACTATTGCTCTTGATAATACTAATACTGTGAAGAAGATACAAAATGTCAATTTACTATTCATTCTATTTTGCCCTCTTTTCTTAATCTCTCTAGTGTTATCTCTAATGCTTCAGCAGCCTCATTAAATGATAAATGCGATACTACCATTATCTCTGCTATTAATTCTTTTTTATCTAATACCATTACATCTTGTTTATCCATTTATATTACCTATATCTTTCTAGCCATATAAGATGTAAACGGTGCTTGCCCATATTCTACACTATCTACTCTATCTTTATGTAGATGTTTAGCAAACCCTCTTATATCGGTCTTACTTGTTGTTACATAATACGCCTTAGTAAATGATGTATATATTGGTTCGGTCTTATCAGTGAATAATAACCTACCTTGATCTAATAACGATATACCTAAATCAATTCGTTGCTTTATTGTATATTTATATGCTTTGTAACATCTTAACCCATAATGTAGTTTAGTTCTTGCATCCATTGTTAATCGCATTATCTTATTAGCTGCATCAATAAATATGCCTTTCATATATGGTGAATACTCTTCATAATAAGGTACAAACCATTTAACAAACTGTTCCCATATTTGATCGTGGTTAGCATCATTAAACTCTATGAAGTCTACTACTATGTGATGCCTATAACCTCGTGTCCATACATTGAGTGTGAATACATTGTTATCTGTACCACCTACATCTTGTCCTATATCTATTACTTCTATTCCACCATGTTTCTCAACGAAGTCTACCCAATCACCTTTAATGATGTTCTTATGTCTACTCATATAATCAGCATAGATAACACCCTCACGGATACCTCTTATACCTATTATTTTTGTCATCCATTGATAGGAACCTTTTGGTGTACTCTCGTATAAGTCCTCTTTTTGTTGTTGTGTCATAGTTGGGTTATCTTCAAACCCAAAGAAGTAATACCTATATTTTTCATTTGCTTCACTACGATTTAATTCTATCCATGTTTCCTTTGGTACTTGACTAGACCACTTTTCTAATGGTCTACCTTTATTCATATAATCTAAATAGATTGGTGCATCAGGGTCGCCACCATTACAACTTGCTAACATAAATCCACTGTTTCTAAACACACGAATAAATGCTTCACTTATAAACTCATCATCTGCTATGTTGATTTCCTCTATATTAAATCCGTTGATTGTTAACCCTAGTATATCACTCCATCTGCTCTTGTTATCATAACCTACTAAATAGATAGTCTTAATCCCTTTAGGTGTTGTAACTGATATTCTTGCTCCACCTACACCTGATGATTTATAATCACATATAGGCCTAAATATATTGTAAAAAGAATCAGGATTTTGTATGAACATTTTTTCTACTACTGGCAAACTCTTTCCAGCTAATACAAATTGTGTATGATTGGATGGACTTGCTAGTATATTCATTATAAACTTGATTCCTAATATGAATGACTTTGATCCATTTGTAACTCCCTCAGCAAATATGATAGGAGTTTTATCTTTTAATATATCTTTATGCTTTTCTAATAAGATTACTTGGTCTAATGTCATTATTTAATTAACCCTGCAAACTTATCTAATGCTACCATAAACTCTTTTGTTTCTATACTACCTTTAACATCAATCTTATCTCCCCATTTACTTGGTGCTAAGTTTTTCAATGAGAATATCAATGCTGTAGTATTACCCTCTAATGCTTTGTTATATAATGTTTGTTCCAATTTAGATATCAATGTTATCTTGCTAACTTTTAATGCTCTCGTTAGTAACGGATACTTATTCTTATAATCATTCCACGCTGTAGACCCTATGCCTAGCGTTTTATATATATCTTCTTCTCTTGCTCCATCTATACGCATAGACTTAACTAATGCTATATACGGTTTTACATGAGTTTCATACTTTGACTTCACATTGATTCCCTCCTTTTCACACTGAGTTAGTGCATTAACTCGCCCTAATGTGTGCGATTGACTACCTACACTTTAATTATAATATGTATCCGTTTTAATGTCAAACAAAAAAGGACAACTAATTAAAGTTATCCCCCTATATTACTCAAATACTATTGTTCCGTTTGCAACCAATGGCTCAAATCTCGTTATTGCATCGCTTATGTCTATGTTGATGTACATATCAGCGAGGTTAGTAAATACGCCGTTATACGCTAATATATTGACTGCTTCTATCTCGGTAAATCCTATACTTAATAATGCCCTAATGTTTGTATCGTTTACATTAACTACTGAATAGTCCACTGCCTCGAAGTAAAATTGAATATTAAGCACATCACCATTACTAAACTCTTTCTCCTGATTCAAGCTAAATGTTATTGCTATACTCGTATCGGTATATGTTAGTCCACTTACTACTATGTTATCCCCTATGCTTGACACCTCTATATCCATGCCCTCTACTAATATAGTGTAATTATATGTATATGTTATGTAATGTTTCTGCGTATTGCTTTCCTCCAACGTGAAATATGTTAATGTGTATGTATCATAACTTGCTAACTCAATTGTTAATCCCTCAGTATATAATGCTGTCTCGCCTACTATTACATTTTGATCAACTGTCTTATTCAGTATGTATTGTATGCTTGCATAACCAAATACCGAAGTAACCGTTATACCCATTCCAAGTATTAACCCCATAAGTAATTTTTTAATCATTTATTCATCTCCTAGTATTTGTTCTATTTTATTTACAAGAACATATGCTTTTGTATCTTCATCATATTCAAAATTATTATATACTTCCTCTATCTTATCTAATTTAGATTTATCTCGTTGGCTTTCCTCATATACTAAATCACATTCAGCAATTAAATCTTTAATTCTTTCTTCCATATCAATAATTGTATGTCCTATCTCGTTTATATATCTCATATTTTGATTATAATAATTCGTATTATCTTTATAGTTACCTATTAACTCTTTAATGTATTCTATTTCTTTATTTCTCTTATTCGTTGGGCAATCTTTCTCGTGTCCATATTCGTGGATTGCTTCACATTTACATTTTTTCATTTTATTCCTCCTTTATATCTAATTTACAATCTAATGTTTCTTCATCTAAATATTCACAACCATCACAACCTGTATCTTCGTTGCAACCTTTTAATATTTTTTTAATTTTTCTCTTTGACATTTTAATCAACTTTACTCTTTCACCTTTTTTACCACATATGCTAAATTTTACTTTCTTTTCTCTACGCAATATATCATCACATAAAGGACATTTATAGTAATAATACTTTTTCATTCTATTTCCTCCTCTTCTTCACGCTTACATTATATAACTTATTAAGCGTATATGCAACTTCCCT